GAGAGAGGCATACAATTAACATTGCTTTAAACATAGTGTTTCTCCCATAATTTTTTGTTTGATAAATTTTTTTAAAAATAGGTGTAGAAAGTGTAGAAACGTAGAAAACACTCTGTAACCCTTGGTGGTACTAGATGTCTTTTCTACACTTTGGTTACACTTTCCACACTTTAAAGCCGACCGCGTCATTTTTTTTCCTTTATTATTGCAAATATATCCCAGAAACTCTACTATGGGGACATGCCATTGACCAATCGACAGAAAACTTTTTGTAAATATATTGTTGAAGGAACATACTCTAACTCTGAGTGTGCCAGAAAGTCTGGATACTCTGAAGGTCAAGCTAGAAAAACTGCTAGTTTGCTTCTCAATGGTAGAGATTTTCCTCTCGTAACTGAATATATTAAAGAACTCCGTGAAGCTAGAGAAAGAAAATATGGTGTAACTCTCATGGGTCAACTCAAAAGGTTTGCCGATCTGTCGAAAGGTGCAGAAGAATCTGGACAGTTCTCGGCAGCCGTTAATGCAGAAAAGTATAGGTCTGCACTTGGTGGTCTTGCTATTGATAAGAGAGAAACTAATGTTATACATAATTTAGATAAACTTTCTCGTGATGAAATTGTTGCTAGACTTTCTGAACTTCGTAAAAGTTACCCCTCTGCGTTCATTGACGGAGAGTTCAAAGTGGTTGAAGAGAGAAAGGGGAAAGTAAAAGCTCTCTCCAACCTGGGCAAATAGCAATTCCCGATATTGCTCCGTGCAATCCAAGGATAATTTAAACAACATATAGATGTCAATCCTCTTCTGAATTATATACAATCTTTTCAGTTCCGTCTTTTTGTATTTCTGTGAGACACACATCATAACCTTTTTCTCTCCAATTATGATAATCCATTTGTGCTAGGCTAAAAGTTTTGTAGTAGTCATCATTACCATCAACCCAAACTATGTATCTCCAACCATTTTTATAATCGTCCATTTTCAATCTCCTTCTTTATTGCTAATCCAATTAACTTTGCATTTTGTGGTACGATAGCATTACCCAATGCCTTGAGTCTGTTGGCTCTATCTTTCTGATCGACAACTATTCTTGGGACTCCTCTAGGTTCGTCCAACCAATAGGATACCCCATCAACCACTCCGTCCAATCGCAATTCAACCTTCCGTCTCCTTCCGTTTGGTACATCTTCATTCCCAAGTCCATCTGTCTCCCTTTCTCCACTCGGTTCTCCCAAAAGTCCTTGTTGCCGTTGTAACTGTGCTTCTTCAGACTTGATGTCGGTGTTGGATAATTCCACTCTTCCATTCTCGGTGGTCTCAAAGTTACTCCGTTCATCATGGCTTGAGCTTCTGCTTCTGTCAGTTCCCCATTCTCCACTTTCCTTCTGAACATCATTGTCTGACCCTCCGAGGCATGACCGAAACCTTTTGTTGTCGGTGTTGGATACATCTCCATTGTCTTCGGATCGACTTGCTCTCTCAGATTGCTCGGTCTCTTGCGACCCTTTCTGTGTCCCTCTTGCATCTTCTTCGTTGCCTCTGCACTTCTCGGCGGCAAAGAATCCATAGTCGTGGGGGTCGCCCAAGTTTCTACAGATGATCCATAACCTTTCTCGTTTGTGTCTTGCTCCGATTGCACTAGACGGAAGTACAAATGTCCTCGTATGGTAGTTGAGGCTTTCCATTGCAAAGAGTACCTCGTCAAGTCCCAATGAGAGGTGTCCATAAACATTTTCGAAAACACAATAAGTGGGTCTGACTTGTTCAATAATTTTATGCAAGTACGGAAAGATATATCTAGGGTCTTCCGTGCCGAGCCTTTTGCCACTTGTACTGAAGGCTTGACATGGATATCCACCTGTGAGAATATCTGGTCTTTCTGAAATAAATCTGGTTGGTTCATCTGCGATCTCCTTTACATCATCATAGATTGGAATTCCTGGAAAGTTTTTAGCAAGAACTTTCTGACAAAACTTGTCTGTGTCGCAAAAAGCGATAGGCTCTGATAACTTTGCCATAGAAAAACCTACGGCAAAGCCACCAATACCACTACATAAATCAAGATGTTTGAGCATCTTCTTCTCCATATTTGTGATTGTTAAACATATCTATTTGATCGCTATGTAAAACTAATCCAAAGTCATAACCTTGTTTGTAGGCATGAGTTTTATTAGTTTCACTTTTAATGCCATACATTAAAGCATCATAAGTCCCATCTTTAAAATCATCTAAAGTTTTAAAAATCATATGTTCTATTGGATCTTTTTCAAAATATCCATCTGGTATATTAGTTTTAAATTTTATTTTCTCTTCCATTTTTACTCCTATTGTTGGAGAGGGTAGAGGGAATTGAACCCTCGTAAATGATTTTGCAGATCATTTCCTAACCACTCGGACATACCCTCGATTATAACTCTGCTTCGAATTGACATTCGCCTTTTTCTTTGACACAATCCAAGATCTGTTCACCTAACCCAAGTCTTGCATACCATTCTAAATAATGCTTTACTCCTTGTTCGGTAAACTTTTTTGTTGGTAAATTCTCTGAAGCATGAGCTTCATTTAAATAATCAACTAACATCTTGTTATTGTATCCGTTATTTTCATCAAAAAATTTATTTAGTGTTTCTAAAAGTGAACCTAAATAACCTTTGCATTTCTTGATACCTTCTTCTATTTTTGGCAAGTCCTCTGCATCAAAGTAATAATTTAAAAACCTTGCTTCTCCTTGTTGACCAAAGAAATCTGCATCATCACTCGATTGAACTGCAAACCAAAACTTACCTTCAATGTCTCCATTGTAATATCTACCCATTTTTTACTACTCCTTCTATTTCTGCTTCTGTTGGGACACCAATTAATTTTGCTAAATTATCAAGTGTCTTTTGACCACTACTGCTCATTCTGTCGTATTCCCAAAACAAGTCAGTTACAAGTTCTCTGAGCATCTTGTTCTCAAACTGAACTCTTTTTTTTGATTTTTGCATAACATCTCCTTTCATTCTATTATTGCAATATTCAAGATTAGGCACGAAGATCATGCCTAACTTTGAGTATTACTTTTTAAAAGCATTAAGTAATCCACCATTGTATCTACTGTGCTTTCCAATCTTTATACCTTTATAGTGGTTAGATTTAGGATTGCTTTTTCTGTTATGTTGGTTAGATCTCTGCTTTCCTCTGTGTATCGCTTTCATATATTTTCCTCTTCGATAGTTTCTAATGTTAATTGCTCTGCAACTTTAACAACAAACCCACCTTTCCAAGTAAGTCCATCAACTTCATAAAGTTTCTTTCCTATTTCCTGGTACGCTTGATCGTTTGTCATATCCTTGTCATTGAGGAAGATATCTAAATCTTCCTCAACTCTTTCTACTAATTTTAAAAGTCTAGTCATTTTGCACACCTACAATTTCTTTTTCAAGATCGGCTCTTCTGTCTTGCAATTTCAACTCTTCTTTTTTTAGGTGTAATTGCATTTCAAGATTTGCATTAACTTGACCTTGAATAAATGTAATCTCACTATACAAAGACGATAAACTTTTCTTCTCTAAAACTTCAACTGTCATCATTTACTCCTTTCGCTATTTTAGAAATTACTTCATTAACTTCTTCTCTTATTCTTGAATTTCTAGCTTCTTCTACATCTGCTTCTATTGGGACAATTTCAAAACCCATCTGACTATGATAGATTTTAACTTTGCCAATCCATCTAATTTTGCTTGCGACATCTTCTAAAGTGCTTTTAACTGCAACACTTTCGCCCTCTGCATCTGTACCTAAAACTAAAGCCTTACCCATCAAAGGTTGAGTATGACCATTATCATATGTAAATTCGAAGGCATGGTTTTCTTTTAATAACAAACCTTCGTCATCTACGAATAAGGTGTCTTGATTTCTAAACCCATAAACTGCATCAAAACCTCTTTGCGAATTTATAAGTTCATTAATCATTTGATAATCTCCGTTATAATTAACAACGGAGATTTCTCTTTCAATCGGATCAATTAAATAAGCTCTCATATTTTACCTTTCTTTCTTTAACTAATTGTGTTGTTTCATCTTGTTCTTCTTGTATAGTTTCCAAGATATAAAATCCTTTGTAAAACCATCTTTGATTATTGAAGACATCTAAGTCTCTAAAATTTTCTAATTGATCTGTCATTGGTCTATCCTTATACTTGTTAAAATGATAATTATATATCCCACATAATCTTATATAAGTCAACAATAAAATGACAGAAAAACAATTTTTTTTACAAATAAAAAAGCAACTGCCACCAAAAACATTTATCCAAAAAATAGAAAATAAATTTAATAGTGGTTTTCCAGATCTGATAATTATTAATGAAATGTTGCCTTTGTTTATCGAACTAAAAGCACCAACAAAAGGAAACAAATTTAAGGTAGAATTATCACAGATATCAACGCATTTGAGGATAAAAGCCAATAATTACGTTTCTTTTTTCTTGGTTCGCCACCCTCAAACCAAGTGTCTATATTTATTTGAAGGTGGTTCGGTCTGCGAGTTTCTTGCGTTTCGACACTCTGCGACCCTCTCCGTTTCGACCGAAGCCGAAGGATTCCTGGTGCGTGGATCGTTGGAAAACGTCCTGGCTCTTGCGAATCAAAGAGTGGCATGTAAGTTGCAACGGAAATGAAATGGTCGCTTTGCGATCCGTTGCAACTTTGCACCTCTGCAACTTGAGAAAACAAGAAGCCCAGAAGGAGGCAAAAAAATAACCCACGCCTCGCGGCGTGGGTCTTCCCCTTTCTTATATGTATCTGTGAGTTAATGCGTATCCGTCTTTGTAGAGGACACTTGCAAGAGTGTAGACAAGATGAAAGCCCATGTCCATGCCACACCCACCAACACCGACTGCGTTGGTTTTGTCTTTGTAAGTCCATTTGAGGACATTGGCGACATGGAAAGAATAAACATAAATTTTATTATCCTTAATTCCATGAACTGAAATATGTCTGTACATTCCAGATCTTGAAACTTGTCTAACAATCAAATGAACTTCTGAACCCTTTGGAAAGTTGGTTAATAACATTTCCTTAGAGTAATCGACTGTATTAAAGTCTGGTGATATAATTGGAACACCCATAATATTTTTCCTTTCGTTAAGTTACCTGGTTAATATATGGGATTTCGTGGGAGATGTCAAGCACTTTTTTAAGTGCGACTCAAAAAAAGCGATTGACAACGCAAAGAAAACGGAGTGGTCGCTCTGCGATTCTTTGCGTTTTTACGCATAATAATGGAAGGGAGGCACAAAAAAACCAGAGCCACCGAAGTGGCTCTGGGTAGGAGAAATTATCTTGATTGTGATAACTTTAAAATATCAGAGAATCTTTTTGGTAGGACGATTGTTGAGTTGCAACTGTCGCAACATTGACCCTCTTTAATCGGTTGGGCGTTATGCCCTTGAGTCCAATAAGTTTCGCCTTCTTTTGTTTTGTGATGCTCAATGTCGCCACCACAAATACAACACTCATGGACTGTAGTTAGATCTAACTGTGTCATTGGTTTTCCTTTCATTTGTTATGTACCTAATATATCCCATTCAATCTTATATGTCAAGCATTTATTCTTTCTATTTTGGAAACATATATTTTCCCATAAAGATATAGACATATCCCATAGATTCTTATATAACATACTTAACGAAAGGAGAAACGTATGGCGAATACAATCGAAGATATGATCAATGATATCGTTCACGAGCAAGTGGATCAAGTCATTGACGAGAAGGTCGAAGACCACCACAAGATCGAGGATCTCGAATCAAGAGTGGCTTCCCTCGAAGAAAGAATCGAGGATCTTTTAGAAGCTATCAGAAGCGAATACAAAGGTAGCAAATTAGAAGATAAGATCAAGCACATTTAACCAAGGGAGTCGCATCTAGATGCGACTCCTCTCTGAGCATGAAAAGGAGCAGAAGCAACTCCGACCCCTTTAGGGAGGAGTGGTCGCCTTGCGAGCTTCTGCTCCTTTTACCCCCCACCACCTCGCTGCAACTCCAACAGAGGCACGGAAAGACTTACGAATCGCAAGAAAAAAAGGGTTACTTTATGTAATCCTCTTGCGATTCGTAAGTCTTTAACCCCCCACCCCCCTAAAACAACGGTGCGGTGTTACTATATGTGTATATATATGTTCCT